AGATAATGACATTGGAGTACATAAGTCCCCTCCGTCGCAATTTTGCTGGTTGAGACCACTGCCCATCATCATACGCATAGGGTCAGCTGTTACACTAGGTTTGCTCCAGCCAAGAGCTTCAGCTGCACCACGTGCAGCTCTGAGAGCCCAATAAGCAGGAGTAGCTAAACTAGATAACATAGGGAAAGCAGTAGCATCGCTAGCCAACTGAACACCAGAACTAATAAGCCTAGTGAGAGGGCCAGTTCCATTGTTGGACTCGGCATCTGTGACGTTAACTTTGCGGGTGCGCCGCTTAGCAACAGTACTCATCTGAGGTATTGTTTGCCCTGAAAGCTCAAGGTTCTCAATAGACATCCAAATGGAAAAAGTTACTGAAGTGGGTCCAGTACCTGTGCGCAGGATCTCAAAAACATCAATGTACAATGAACCCCAAGACGGTGGCGAAGCGAGATCTCGCTCTATCATCGTAGGAGGGGCCACGTATGGAATTGTTAACTCAATAGCGTTGTCCTTAATGTCAAAATAAGTGCCTGGCAGTTGACTAGTTGTCATTCTGTGGTACCTATGGGACTTGGCCTCATTCACCAAATAATTAGCACAGGGGAAATAACTCACCCTTACTAAACCAGCCTGAAAAGGCGTCGCGTTGCACACCAACCTGATCTTAACATCACCTCTAAAAGACAAAAACCCCTGGACCTTATTAACCCAAAGGGTTTGAGCATTGAAAAGTGCTTGCAAGTCACCAGTATACAAATTATCGCCCCAGACATTGGCTGTGGTGAATGTGGCAGAAGCCACTGGTATAGGTTTCGCTAAGAAATCCGCAATTTCAGTGACAGAGTTACATTGCACATCATAACAGTTTTGGGGGTCCAGCGGAGTGGGGTCCCTATTGTAGCTGGTTCCTGTGGTGGACAATTCGAAAGAAGTAGTACCAGAAACAGGGCCAGAGGTAGTTGGCGCATTAATGGAAGCGCTGTCCATGTGAGCATTTTGCTCAGTAACATTCATAGTTTCAGCAAGTGTATTTAAAACTCAGGAACCACTTAATCCCAGAGAGTTGGTTTTGTTTGCCTAACTTTTTAGCAGGGCTGCTGCTCAGGTAAGTTGATGAGTAAGGCTAAATAGCCCACCTGGGAGTGTCCCCCAGCACATTCAAGGCATCTTTTAATGCTGGCGTTAAATTCACTCCAATTGTAGTCGTTTACGACCATCATTCCCAACAGATTCCGGATGACAAAATGTCGCTCTGACACTCATCATACGTATTCGGGTACGGAATAAAACCCAAATTTTCTCTACAAGCGCGTAAAATCTTCGGACAATGTTCATCAAAGGTCGACTTAGGGTGCAAAGAAAGTTCCTTAATCATCTTACAGACATTGTCTTTGTTCGAAACGTAGAAGACCTCTTCATCTTTCTTTTTTGTCCATTGAATGGACTCAAGGATAGTGTCTAAGGCCAACGGCGCAACGAACTTGTTAGGATTCACTACGCAATTACGGGCGAAGGAGCGATTCAAAAAGGAGACCTCATATATGCTCCTGTTCTCAACTACCTTGTCACTCTTATTCTCATCAGTATACTCAAAGCCTATCTCGCCAAGGGAAGTGGTTAATGCCTGCTGTGTGACCAAAGACAACTTTTTAGATCCAATACTAATTAGATTGTCGTCGCCATAAGCAATCATGCCCCAGCACCCCCGCACGCTCTTTAAAAACGAGCGAGCTTCGTTCTCTTTTGAGTAAATCTTACAAATCGCAGCGCGCACGATTATGTTATTGCACCACGAATTGAGAATTGTGGTCAGAGGGTTACCAGATGCGTTCGACCCAACCCACTCATACACAAC